CTCGTCATCATATGGATAATCAGGATCTGGTGAAGCGGCAACAGAAAGTCCGTCCGGCAGGTAGAGAGCGCCCGCGTTTAGACGCGAGCGCGCTGTCGCACGAAACGTTCTGTTGAGGAGAAGAAGTTCAGAGCAGAGGTCAAGTAGACCGCGCAACGATGAATCGGATTCCTCGGAGTAGCGTGGGTGAGCTCTCCAGATGCGTCCGACGAACGCGGACTTAGGAAGACTAATCGCGGATGAAGGACCACGTGATCCGGAGCTAAGAACGTCACGGCGTGGAACGATAATGTAGTTGTTGCGGGCGTCAAGTTGCAGCTCGTCGGTCGAGCGGATGTCCCATGACTCCGCAAGTCCTGTGCCCTTGCGCTCCGGGAACTGGACGAGATAGCACTCACCGGATACGGATAAGTTTAACGCGGCGTCGCGTAAAAGCCCAGCTTGTCCGCCGTAAGCGGAGTCTAGGCGCGCAATTACGCGCTCGGCTGCCTCGGCAAGACGTGGATCTACTAGGTCACTGTTGCGAGCAGGTACCGGATTTTCCGCGGGGTTATCAACCGCAGCCGCGTAGAGACGAATTCGTGAGACGACGGATGCAACGAGGTTAAAGGCATATTTAATTTCACCGATACCGTCGTAGTATTCCCAGGCCTCTGACTGCCAGTCGGATGAACCACCGGTGCGGCGTTGCTTGAAGCGCTCAACCTCGCCCTTATCGTTCAGCGGGATAAGAGCCGCGGCGGCTGTCATAGGTCGCGGTGAAGAATACGGAAGTGATGACGCGTATGTAGCGTCGTTAAGAACCTGTGGGTTTACCTGGATCGTAGCTGGAGCGTTGCCTGCACGGCGTTGACGAGGACGGCGACCTTGCGGCGCACGCTTAGGTGTTTCGCCCTTTGAAAAAATAGGCACGCTAGTTTACTCCTCGTCGTTGGTTAACGGAACGCAGGGTCATTACTGATCCAAACGCGCAGTTATGAGTCCAGCCAGAGCTGATAGGGCGAATATACACCCAACTAGTAGGGTGATACTTGGAAATAGAGCGTATGAAAACACAACCGGGAGCGCAACCCATAGAGAGACGCACCACGAACAGGTAATGAAATAACCGACGTAGGAATCCTCAGGTGCCTTGTGGGACCACACCCACTCGCGCAACGGTGAGAATACCTCGTCAAAAACTATCGCGCGCGTAACACGGTAGACAAACAGGGTAAGGATGGTGAAGTTGAGAAGTGACATGTACTGAAGTTGAAATAGGTCTAGCTTCATTCTGTGGGGTCCTTAATCGAGTCCATGGTCCGATACGGGCTCCAGGATCGAAGTCTGCTGCCGCAGTTACAACCTTGGACGTATCGGAAGGCGATAATTTTCCCGGACTCGGTTAGAGCCTGGGAGTCAAGCTTTCGGTCTCCTGACCAGTTAAAGTTGGAGAGCCGCTCAGAAAATATAAGTCTTGGTCCGGTGTGGTGATCAGCCGCAACCATGAGTATCTTCGTACCGTCGTCTTTTTCCATGACAACAACGCGAACGCGCTCGAAATACATGTTGCCGTTTGGCACGTCCACACGGTTTGTCGTTACAGTTGTGAAGTCCTCTACGATCCTTGGCGCAACCGCAACTATTGTCGCCGGGAAGAAATCATGAACTACCTTCATTGAAGTGCCCTATCTACTCGACGTTTCATCGCGCGATAGGTAACTCCTGAGGCACGGGCTAGTTCCGATACGGTAACACCCTTGTTGTAAAGATGTCCTGCTATACTTGTTAGTTCCTGATTCGCGGTGAAAGAAGCGGACGTGCTGCTGGTGCGTGCGCGGTAGCGTCGTGCCAGCGGTGACAGTCTTGCAATACGCAACTGCTCGTCGTGAGGTATCCCAGGAGACGGAAGGCGCCTTCTTCTTGAGACTATCTTCTTCTCAGGTGGAACAGGGGTCGCGGTGATGAACTCGAACTGGGACGTTTCCTTGATAACCCAACTTCGAATAGTGCTTCTCCTTCGCGGCGGAGAAAACGCATTTCCGATGGACTGTAGGGTCCAGCCCGCGTCGGACAGGTTACGTACACGACACCACAGTTGCTCCTTGGAGAGGGTGGCAAGAAACTCCTGCTCGCTCCTAGGAAGATCGGGTGTATGCGCCATGGCATAAATGTATCATCTTTCGTCGAAGACGTGTACAACTTTGCGTCTATAAGATGATGTACAAAATCAGCAGAAGCAGTACCTTTTGGTTAAAATGGCTTGGACGTGAGAAAGGGTTACGTATGGAAAGAGACCTTCCTGAAAACGTCTCCAACATTTTTTCCAAATTCTTAGCGAGATGCAAGAAGTACCAAGATGCAAAGGACTACTTTTATTTTTTATGTGAAGTACATGTGAAGTAGATACGTGTACCTAGAGTACGTAGTAAGAAACAAGAAAGGCTGACACCTTGGTAGATGCCAGCCTTCTTGGGGTTAAATGTAGTTTATAGAACTACGCGTACGTGTGGATCTCCCTGGAAGATCTTATTAAATGTGTCAGCGTCAATCGAGTTACCAGAGTCTGGTAAACCTTTGTCCCTTTGGAACTGTTTGATAGCAGCCAAAGTTTCATCGCCTAGCCAACCATCCTTGTCAGTGTCTGCTTCCTTGTAGCCAAGCTCAAGGAGGCGACGCTGTAGGTGATGTACGGTTAGTGACTTACGTGAGTACATGTTTTTGTAGATGCAGCTAGCTAGGAGTACGTTGTCCACGTCCTCGCCGCTAACGGCTACCTTTTCTTCCCTAGCCTTTACAGGCTCAGCCTCTGGGATCTCTGCCGCAACCGCAGGTTCTTCTGCGATTACTTCTTCGACCTCAACTGCAGGCTCGGGTGTTGATTCCTCAACCACCGCAATAGGTTCTTCGACAGGAGCTGGTACCTCTGGTACCGACTCGTCAATGTCGTAGTATTCGATGTTATCTTGTTCGCTCATAGGCATAACTATATTCCTATCCTAGGCTTTTGACTTTAGAGCGGCATAGTCGTCGAACCATACTGTTACCGCAGGTTCAATAGCATCACCGTCATATGCGTCAGGGCCTAGTCCCCATGAGCCCCAGTTAGTCCCCTGGGCTGTCATGAAGTAAGCTGCCTTAGCATTTACTAGTGGGTCAAGTAGATCCGTATCCTTTAGGATACCGAACTTCTCCCGGCGTACTTCACCGAGTGACCCAATCATGTTTATCTGGAACAACCCATATGAGTTATCACCAGTGCTGGCGTTCTTGTTGTGGGATTTTGGATGTGCACGGGATTCCCGCATCACTACCGCCCACGCAGTTTTAAGAGCATGGCCCTTAAAACCAACTTCTCTTAGAAGATAAGTAAGCTGTTCGCCTGTTAACTCCTTTGATTCACGGATTACGTCAATTGGATCTACTACCTTTGGGGCAGCTTCCTTTGCCGTACTCTGTGTTGCCTCAGCGTTTGCAGCTTCACTCTTGACGAGTGTTACCGCAAATACTCCGATTGTTAGTGCCGTAATATAGGCTACGGTCGACATTGCTATTCCACGTATTGTGAGGTTTTGCAACGCTAGTTCGCCTCCTTAGGTCGGGGATGGGACGCACCGGCTAACTACTCCGATGATCTTGCTACCGCTATGCTTCTCAGTCCTGGATAGGTCTGTCCTCTACCGCTTGCATAGGGCCGGAGATAAGAAGGGTTAACAATGTTAGTCCTCCGTCACTCCGTAGTAGGCAGGGTTGCCTGGGTATAACTATACCACACTTGAAAGTAAAACGGGCACCCGAAGGCGCCCGATTACTCCTTAATCTTACTTTATAGGGATATTGAACATTCGGGCTATTCCTCGGAATAACTTGCCGTATGCATAGATACTGGCGTCGATTTCTCGTACGGCCTGTTCCCTGCGGACGGCATCCTTTCGTCCCCTACGTGTTGTCTTTTGGATAGCGGTAATAACTGGGCTATCGTGGACTAGTCCATGCAGTGGCATTATTACCACCTCCTCTCGTTCTGATAGGTTAATTATATCAGGTTTAGAGGAAGAACGGATAGACCGTATACGGGTTCTAGTACGCGTGCGCGACGGGTGTGCTATGCGTTTTGGGCTAGACATGCCATCGCTACCGCGGATAACCCTAGGGCTAGGATTAAATTGCCTCTATCCGGGGCTAGAAGGCCAGTTAGAACCGTAAAACCGGTAAGGACGGCTGATAACACAGCTGGCCACACAAGGTTTTGTAATCGTAGGATAAAACGGTCCACGATTTACTTAGCCTTTCGGGTTTTGCCCTTTAGACGATCAGACGTGTTACGGATGTCGGTTCCGCTAGCTGCGATGAGCTTGCGAGCCTTTCCGTAGGTGATGCCGAGCGCAAGTGAAACCTCAACCACGGACTTTCCGTCGGAATACATCTTGGCTGCCTGCTCTGGAGTTATTGTCGTTGTTGACATTTTGTTCCTTTCATCATTGTGTTTGTTTGTGGTGATTTGGGCAGTTTTAGGACTGCTCAAGATTTATTGGGTTTTGGCGGCTTTTTGCCGTGAGTATCACAGAGGGACTTTCCACCCCACTGGCCACGAGGTTTGACGTTATCGTCGCAGGCGGTTCCATATCCTGCGGCATCACACTTAGTACGAGGACCGCGGTGTATGTACCTGTCAACCATCGAAACGATAGCTCGCTTGATAACCGTATTGTTTACGGTGAATCCAGTTTGTTCATGACACTTCCAGCATAGGTACTCGTTGCGACGATGATTTGGGTCGCGTACCGCAGGAGTGTTCCCACAGAAATCACATGACTGAACTCTATGGTACTGGCGTGTAACATCACGGTAGTGCTCTGCACAGTAGAGGATGTCGTTAATCTCATAGACAAGAACGTCCTTTTCAGCACACATAACGCAGGTACCGCGTACGTATACGTTGTCCCGCTGATTTGTTCCGCTTGTCACGGACGAACCACTCCAAGAAGTGGTCCCTGCTTTTGGGCTGCTGCCATAGAGAACTGGCGGTCTGCCAGCTCGTCAAAGATAGCGGCAAGAAGAAGTCCTGGGAATCCGAGAGCAAAGGATCCGGTGATAAACACCATGAACCCTAGAAATGTAAGTTCAGTTAGGAATACACCTAACATTGCGATTGTCCATACACCGATAAGAACCTTAAGGGTGAAGGACACGCGACGATACCTGAATCCTTTTTGGCGAAGACCTTTTATGCTTGTCATTTTGTTCCTTTCGTCATTTCGGGGAAGTACTGGATTATCCTAACAGGATAATCCCTAAAAGTAAATTATGCTTATTTGTTTTTCTGACAGTGCTTGCAGGGATTTGTTTTTGCTCCTTGTGGTCTTTTTCCTCCACAGTACATACACACCATTTTAGTTCCCTTCCTTGAGGTCATGAACCAGTACCAGCGCCTGCGCGAAGGCTTCTGCCTTTGCCTTGTGATAACCGATTGTTTGCATCTTGTAGATGCGAGCGTTACGCTCCATCATCTGGTGATGTTCTACCTTAAGCATCAGCTGTCTCTTTAGCTCTAGCATTCTAGTTCCCTTCGTCGTTTGGCGTACAGGTTAATTATATCAGGATAATCACTAATTATCCGAGGATAAAGCAGAGTGTGACAGAGATACCTACACCGATGAATGCGCCTAAAGGTCCCATAACATCTGCGTTTTCGTCAATCCAGTCAAGTATAAACATTTGGTTCTCCAATTCGTTGTTAGGTTAATTATATCAGGATCTACCTGATTTTGAACGTACTCTTAATACCTGGGATTTTCCTGCCCGCATGGGACTTGGCCGTGATTCGACCACCCACGAAACCGGCAGGTGGTTTTATAAGGAGAGCGGTAAGGGCATGGACCAAGGCATCGACACGGTCAGGTGATTTTCCTTCACCGGGAATCCAGGCACACATCTGACTCTCTAGCTCCGCAAGAAAACCGATGTGGTGCACGCGGTTTTGCTCGTAGGCCAGGGTGATTGGCTCAGCTCGGAGAGCCTTGCCGTATTTCGAGTGGACCTCGAGCACCTTTACAGTTGGGTCAATTGTGTTTATGGCGTTGCGAACCAGCGCACCACCTTGATTTACCTCAGCTACAACCGGGCATCCCCACTTACGGGCCATGGCAACTACCTTGTTCGCCCACACGTCGGGAGAACCAAGAACCGATGCGTCCTCAAGAACCCAGCTCTGTCGTTTGTAAAGATCTCTGTCCGCGCTAGAAGCTACAACAACGATGCCGCACTCGTCACGAGGATTTTCAGCTACCGATGGGTCAACGCCGATTACACGAAGTGGAGCTCCATGAGGCATTACCGATTCACGGCACTTATCAATAAGTTCCTGGGTCCACAAGGCTCCCTCGACGTCTGAAAGCATTTCGCCGTATAGTTCCTGGGCAGCTAGGCGAGTACCTTCGTACACACCGAGGATACCTTCCATGTAAGCCTGCGAGAGGTTTCCGGTGTTGTCCATGGTTGAACCTTTTGTAATGATAACCTTACCTGGAGTTTTTTCTGATTCCTTGATGAGGTCGTAAAGAAGTGGAACTCGCTTGGGAGTTGTTGTAATCATAATTTTTGGATTTTGACCAAGACGTGTACCGATACGTAAGTTTTCAAACGCGGTAAGTCCAGCTCCATCTGGAGTCTGACGCCAGGCAGCAACCTCATCGCCCCAGGCGTGCGTGAACTGAGGACCACGAAGGGAGTCAGGCTCATCGGCCGTAAAGCACGTTGCCGTATTTCCATTTGGCCAAGTTAGTCTTCGCTTTGACGGCTCGTACAGCGGACGCTCGCTTGGTGGTGTTACGTTAATAATTCCTGATTCACCTTCAACGATAACGTCACGTACGTCAGCTGCGGTACGAGCTACCAACGCAAAACGTTTTTGCCCCTTGCTTGTGTCGGCAGCTTCCTTTCGAACCCACTCAGCAGCTGTACGAGTCTTACCGGCACCGCGACCTGCTAGGTACATCCAGATATTCCAGTCGTCACCTTCAGGTCGATGCTGCTCGGGTCTTCCCCAAAACTCCCAGTCCCACTGTAAGGCATCAGGGTCCATACCCGCAAGAACTTCAGCCCGTTGTTCCTCAGGCAGCTCTGCGATAATTTGTGCGAGGCTCTTTCCCATGTGTACTATAGTACATTAAAAAGAAATAGACTAGGTGGATGGGCACCTAGCCTATTTCTCCAGAAAGGCGTCTCAAGCGAGATGGATTGGAGTACATCCGCGAGACTCTCGATGAAGGATTATGACGGAACCTTCATCAAGTTGTTAAATTGTATCACGTCGTCATATATCCAGGATACGACACCAGCCCAGATGTACGGGGTATGGATAATAGGTTGGTACCCACCTGCGCCTCCGATAAGAATACGACCCTGTGAATATTTGTTTGCGATTCGCGCGACTGTCTGCGACGCATACTTATAACCAGGATAATCAAACTGAAGTGTAGCTAGCGGGTCTGTCTTGTGCCCATCAGCTCCAGCCGCAAGAAGAATGATGTCAGGTTTAACCGTATCGGCCAAATCCTCAATCTCATCTATAGCCTTCATAAACTCTTCGTCTCCTGAGTACTCAGGCAAAGCCCAGTTGTAGACTCCCTGCTCTGGCTTATGCCCATCGCGACCGGTACCGGGAAATACCGTACCGTCGTGAATTGAACATGTCACAATCTCCGGGAAATCGCGTAGAAGATTTTCTACACCATCTCCGTGATGTGCGTCCCAGTCGATGTACATAACCTTGTACCCATTAGCCGCAAACTCGCGTGCAGCCCAAGCCATGTCGTTAAACACGCAGAAACCAGACGAGTGCTCGTACTGCGCATGGTGCTTAGCTCCCTGAGGATTAAACGCAACCTTGGCTTCTCCTGAAAGAATCTTTTCTGCAAGACGAACAGTTCCTGCAAACATCTCTAGGGCAACACGTCC